ATCTTTTGAGGGTGTGTACCCAGAAAGGTAATCTCGCTGAATGGTCGAAACTCGGTGCTCAACTCGGCTTCTTTATCGTCGGAAGTGTAGATTTGGCCAAGTTCTTTCATTTTCTCACAAATGTTGACTCCATTGAACTCAGGGCAGGCATCAGACACAGCCAACACGTGGTCATCACCCATCACTTTCATCGCAACACGCTTGAAGAAGATCTCAGTTGGGTACATGCGATAAAAGCAGTATTGCATCATGAGGATGTTCGCAAAGCAGTTGATGACGGAGGTAAAGAGGAGTCCAGAAGCGTGTAGGGTGTGAAGTTCGAATTCGTGCTTGCCGAATCGGACGACATTGGTTTCCATTTCGTGTTCAATGAAGTAACGATTCTCCTGGTGGGTGGAAACATTCTCGTTCAAGGTGGTAAGAACACGGTAAGCGGCACGTTGGACCCATCGATTGTAGCGGAGGTCGAAGTCCTTGTAATCGCCGGCGACAAAGTTGTTAGAAATCTTAGAGAGATAACGATACATGGTGTCAGTGTCGAAGGAGTATTGGTTCATGCCAATGGCCAGGGGTGTGCTCTCACAGCTGTTGTTAAGAGAAGCGAGGAGGGTGCCATACACCATTCGGAAGGCGACCAAGGAAACCATGTCGGAGCAGTAGATGGCGCGAGTGCGGGCTTCGGCTACTTTAGCGGGGGAAACCAGTTCATCCTTCAAATAGGCAAGAATCTTTGGGGAACAAGAAACAACACCTGAACGCATTTCTTCTCGCCGTTGGAGGACCAGTTCCTTAAACCAAGGCTCAACAGTGAGAACTCCAGCTTCGGAGAAGTTGAATGCATCTCTCTTACCTCGCTTGGTGGAGTTGAGGCAGAGGGGAAATCCTGGGGAGGTGTTGGACTTGAGGGATGACAAAAAGCCAGGGATACCTCCGATGGCTTGTTCAACGGTCAGTTCTCCCAGTGGCACAGTTCGGTTTCGATGTTCACGCATGTAAGTTAACAATTCAGCTTCACAACGGGCCAGAACATCGGCATCGGGTTTTTCAAAATTGGCAGTGGTCCAACGGGAGTAAAGATTCTCGTCAACAATTTTATCGGTTCTTGGATCATTTCGAGAAAGGACGGATGGCTGTTTCAGGGATTCGAAGGGCAGGTGGGGGGCGATGGCAGACGGCTTGAGACAAGACTTGCGGGGGACATGGACGCGTTCGTTTTCGGGGACCTCTCGGTAAGAAAGAACATTTCCACATTCAGGAGCCACAACAAAGGCGTCAGCGGAGAATTCTTGTCCCTCAGGAAGGTCGGGCGTGGAAGTGAATGGCTCGATGAGGCTCTTAATGAAGTCCTGGTCGAGAACGTTGATGAGTCCGAGCCGCTGTTGGATAGTGGTACCTGGGATGGTGTTAGCGACGCTTGCACAGTGGAAACCCATGATCATTCCGGGGTAGGCAGGGTCAACTGACTGGGCGGGGATACCACAGTCTCCAGGTCCAAGATTGGTCTTGTAGTGCAGAGCGGCGGCGACGTAGGAATTCTCACAGCTAGTGTAGGGGGTGTCACCTCGATAGGTGCCAAAACCGGTGTGGCGAACTCCGTCCTTCTCGTAAACGAAATTAACTCGGGTCATGTCATTCAGTTGGGCAACGGTGGGGAATTTGGAAATGATGGAAGCGCGGGTGGGGTAAGTGGCGAGCGGAACCTTGAGAACCAGGACATCATATTGTGAATTGAAAGACAAGTCGTTCGCCTTGACGGCGAAAGGATCATGCTTTCCGTACTTAACGTAAATGATCGGGTCCTTTTGTCCAGACTGAACGAAGGTTCGTAGCAGGTCTTCCACGGGATGGAAG